TAGATAAGATAAAATATAAAGACGATAGAGATAAGCATTGCAGAGAAGCAATGAAAGAGTTTTTACTTCCAACTATCAAACTAATTATCAAAGCAGTAGAAGAAGTATTCGGTGATGAGCCGGTACAATGCGAGAGATATGTTGATATAAAACATTTGGATTTATTTATTCCAATCATAGGTAGGATAGACTTTGAAAGTAATACAAAGATAATGGAACTTAAATCTTTACCGCCTAATTTTAAAAAAAACAAATCAGGTTATGGAGTATCGCAACAGAAAATGCCTGAACGAATAAAGCCTGAACACCTACAACAAACATCTTTATATGCTAGAGAAAAAGGTAGAGAGGCTTATGTAGTTTATGTCAGTCCCAATGAATATAAAATATTTAAGCCAAGCCAAAAAGAACTGAACGCAGCTTTCAATAATATGATTGAGAAAGCAAAGCGAATACAAAATTTGTTAGACATAAGTAATGGTGATGGAAGAGTAATGGCACAATATGTCGAGCAACCAGATTTGGATCACTGGTACTATTCTGATCTAACAACTAAACAAAAAAAACTAGCAAGGGAAATATGGAACATACAATGAAAAAGAAACTAGAAGAGTATAAAAAGATTTGTAGGAAAGAAGGCTTATACACAGATAGCAAAACGAATAGGTTAAAATTATCTGCGTGGGGTCAAATAAAAGCTGTTGCCGGAGATGAAGATGTAGCCATCAAAACCTCCCTCGTTGACAGCCACAAAGACATCTACATAGTTAGAGCTGAACTTTACTACAAAGGCGAGTTAAAGCGAACTGCACATAGCAGTCAAAAGAACCAATATGAACCGGTGTTTATATCTGGTCTTCAAGCTGCTGAAACATTTGCGATAGCTCGTTGCCTCTCATTCTTTGGTTTGCTTGAGGAAGATATAACTAGCAAAGAAGAACATACCTTTCTCCAATTAGAGGGGAACATCAAGCCATTGAATGTAGAGGCGTTTAAAAAAAAGATTACATCAGCTCAATATCCCAGTAGGATTGAAGACTTAATTCAAAGACAATATAAGGATTGGCTTGATGTATTAAATCAAAAAAACTCTGAACAATATTGGGAACTTATGAACTGGGTTAGAAATAAACAATCAGAGTTAGAAAAAGAAGGAGTAATATCATGATGAAAGGTGGTCAACCAGCATCAGCTATATTTTTTAATGTCTATAAGCAAGAAAATGTATCTGATAACGGACCGACACATACATGGAAAAACTTTAATTTAAAGGAAGATATTGTAATCCCTGCGGGGACATACGATCTTACTTTTTTTCCAAGTAGTCCGAGAAATCCACAGCAGGGTAATCTTAAAATAGAACACCCTAAAGGTGGTCAAAAAAAGAACTTTGCACCAAAGCCGCAATATGGTACAGGTGTAAGAGTTTAAATTTGAACGAGACTAGGCGGAGTTTTCTTGGAGGTTTCCCTTTCAATTACCTCTTTCGGATCATTAGTTGTTTTTCTCTGCCTAGTCGCCTAACATTTTATGAATGATATTGACGAGAAAAGATTAAAAAAAATATTCGAAGACCGAGCCAAACAATACGGGGATTACAAAGAAAACTTTAGATTATTAGCAGTAATGTTCAGTGTTATCTTGCAAGACAAACTTAAAGATGACCTAGAAGATCACGAAGCAGCTAAAATTATGATGGGTCTAAAACTCATTAGAACCCTTCGACCTTACAAAGCTGATAGCTACGATGATCTACAAGTCTATACAAAAATCGCAAAAGAATTACATAAATCTACCCTAGACAAAGAGGATAGATAGATGTATAAAAGGGAACGACAAGGCACTTGTAGTTTTACATATATAGAACTATTTGATGATGTCGAGAAGGCTGCAAATCCCAATGAGAAAGGGAAGTTTGTAGAATGTAAAGTCAGTGATGTGAGATTTGACTTTACCAAAGTAAAAAAGGAGAACGATGGAAAAACTAAAACATCGACTTCAGAAGTTGCGAGACCTACAACAAAAAAAACATGAGTTGTATCTAGCAACAAAAACTAGAGCTGATAAGTTACAAAAAGATAGCTTTAGATTAATCTGGAAAGTCGAAAAAGTTAAAGAAGAATTAATGCGATAAGCATTAAGACATGAAAAAACAACAAAAGGGATAGGGATCGTATGCTCTCAAAAAAACACGAAGCTGATAAATTCAAACAATTAAAGTTCGCAATGTCTGCACCTATGTATAATTCTTTAGATGAAGATCAAAAGAAAATATTTAGAACCGGTTTTAAAAATGGTTATAAACTTGCAAAGGTTCATAATGAATTAGATTTGAGTAAAGCTAAATCTATTTTACATTATGTAAGAAGACCACAAAGAAAAGCAGTAAAAAAAATATTATCAATTAATCAAACAGATTATATCGTAGGATTAGTCTGTGATAAATATCAAGTCAAACATGATTTGATTTATGGTAAATGTAGATTAGAATTTATTTGTATGGTTCGATCTATAATAATTAATTTAATCTATGATCTTTTTGAAATATCTACACCAGAATTAGGTAGAAGATTTAACAGAGATCACTCAACCATACTCCATCATACTAGATTAAAGATGAATAAAAAAAGGTATTGGAGAGAAAGTAACGATGCAATCTATGAAGATTATGAAAAGTTTAAAAAAGAAATCACCCAAGAATAGACAATGGTTGCTATGGAATATTTATCATTCCATTCTTGCAATCTTGTTAGCTCTAATTGTGATTATTGAATTTATAGAATTGAT